AATGTCCTATTTAAGTAAGCACTAGCAGACGAGCGGAACCGCAAGCTACGGGCGATGGTGTAACCGCTTGTAGACGAAACAAACAGCGGGTTGATTTCTGTAGGAAGTCCCATAACTCACCCGATATTCAACAACGAGTTGACGGTGATGCTGGTCGCTGATCGCACAGAAAAAAACACGGCATCCACGGCGCTGGCTGTGGTGGTCAGGGTTGGTGCTGCTGCGCTTGGGAACTTGTAATACCCACCCCATGATAGAGTGCGTGAACCGGTGCCATCTTGGGTTATGTAAATCACACCTGATTGGCCCACTGTCATGTTTGTTGGATTGGCAAAAGTACGATTGCCGCCAAGAGTGACGCTGAAGTTGTTGCCTTGCGAGAAGTCCGGCGTGATCGTTGCACCATCAGTCAAAGCGTGTGTATTGGATGCGCTGTTACCCTGCACATACAGTTTTGGGGATTGCCCCGTGGTGTTGATATTTACTGATCCTGCTGTCTGAGCAAGGTTTACGTTTCCGCTTGAGTCCAGCAATATATTGCTGGAGGCGGATGATGGATCTTGGATGATGGTGGTTTTGAGTATTGCGGGCATTGATGTTCTCACTCATACAGAATGTTGATGGAACCAGCGTCGAAGGTGTCTGTACCGTTGACAGTAGTAATGCGAATAGCTGTCAAGGTCGCACCTAATGAAATACTTCCAGCACCGCCACCACCACCAGCGGTATTTGACAAATAAATTGTGCCTGCATAACACCAAGTGTTACTAGTCAAGTTTGTGACGGTTGCTGTTCCATGCAATACATTGGCGGCGATTGGCTGTCCAATGACACCAAAACCTGTTGTCTGATTTGTGATTGAGTTCGCACTATTAACTGCACCAAGATAGCCTGTTGTTGTATATGTTGTTGATCCAGTGCCAAGTTGAACAATTACAAAACTAGTACCGCTTGTGCTTACGCCTTGGAAATTAATTGTAATACGTTTTACCCAAGAAGGGATACCTGTGAAGTCAATGCTTGTGCCTGATGTAGATGCAACAGCGGTTCCAGACGTAATAACGCTGCTTGCCATTGAAGACATGGCAGCGCCAGTAATTGTCGGGCTTGTCAGCGTCTTATTAGTCAGCGTCTGAGTGGCGGCATTGGTTGTTACCGTATCCGTCGTAGCCGGAAGTGTAATCGTATTCGTTCCCGCAACCGCTGGCGGATTGATGGTGATCTGGCCGCTTGTTGCGCCGTTGAGTGTAAGACTACCCATTTATACCACCGTCCATGTTGATGATGCAGGGATTGTAACTGTAGCAGATGCAGAAACCGTAATCGGACCAAACGAGCCAGCATTTATGTTGGAAGGTATACTATAAGATGTGGTTACTGTTTGTCCGTTTTGGAAAAAAACCTGATCACCTCCAGAACCCGTAGCACCTCCACCAATGTTGCCCCATGCTGAACCATTGTAGCCCTCAAAAGCACTGTTGTCCGAGTTAAACCGGATCATACCGGAGTTTGGGGAGCCGCTGCGCTGTGCCGTTGTACCGACAGGAAGGTCCAACTGACCTGTACCGCTCATAAGAAGGTCGCCGGTAATTGTCGTCGCACCAAGAGTCTTGTTTGTCAGCGTCTGAGTCGTTGCTTCACCTACAGGAGCATTCACAACTTCGATGACGTCTGTACCATTGTTGTAGACAATAGCCTTTTTGCCGACGGCAAGTGTAACACCGGTTTGACCCGATACTTTAAAGACAATCGAAGCGCTGGTGTTGTTGAAAATAATATAAGGTTTTTGAACTGCGGGAACGGTTACGTTATGGGCCGCCGTCGGAGATCCGGTAAACTCAATAACATAATATCTCCCAACACCCGTCGCACCGTTTGGGATTGTCAGGGCTGTTGGTCCGGCACCAGCAAGGGATTGGGTCGTATACCCAGCAATCGCCTCCTCAAGAAGCGTACCAAGATTTGTATTTGTCGTATCGCCCCATGTGCCGGACTGGTCTCCCGTACCCATGAGTTCGATTTTAAGGTTTGTTGAATAAGTACTTGCCATTTGTCACCTTTAAATCGTTAACACGACAACAGCGTGTAACTATACTTGTTTAATCAGAACGGCACAATGGGGGTCCAGCCCGAAGCCGAAGGAGGAATAACCTCACCCCAGACAAAAACTGGACCTGTTGTGCCAACTGCTTCTACTCCCGAAACAAAAACATTACAGTTTGCCACTACAGAAACCGTACCAATTTGTCCAAGTCCTTGAACTCCCGTAACGTACACGGTGTCTTGTGGTACAAGAACCGTTCCCACATAACCCGTTGCCGAAACACCCGTTAACTCAACCCCGATATCGACAGAAACAGTACCGACCGCCCCTGTACCAAGCCCTGTAACTGGCCCCCCTGTTCCAAAAGGACCATAGCCCCAACCTTGAGACCTGGACCACCCCTCAAATGCAACAATAGGATCTGACATGTAGAAGTTAAGCTATACGAATAATAGCGTTGCTTGCGTCATTAGTAGGAAACAAAACGGTAAACGTGTTTGCAACTGCCGACTTATCCGAACCGAAGTCTAAAACAACAACCGAACTATTTGCTTGTGTTTGGTTGTAAATTAAGGCCCCTCGGGCGGTAAAAGTAGCCGAAGGCCACGCAGCATCTGCAAAGTCACAAAATGCTGTAGTGCCCGACGAAGTCGATGTTGCACCTGTTAAAAGTAAACCACCCGCAACATAGGCAGTTCCCGCAGAATTGGTGGTTTCGTCGGAACTCGTGTAAACTGTTGTAGATGCATTCAGCGTGGCAGAAGAAGTATAAAGAGCCATTTTGTACGAATCAGCTGTTGTCGAAGCACGAACAACCGTTGTTCCAAAAGCCTGTTTGCCGTTCAAAAGATCGAGTTTGAACGACGTTGTCATGTAATTACCTGTGAACGCCATTACGGCCTCCTGATTATTTCAGCAAGCTGGGGATAGCCTGCTTCTGTTAACATAAGACCAACTTTACCCCGATCACAGGCAATTGCCCGAACCATGCTTTGCAGTATAACGTGTTCTATTTGAGCACGAAAGGCCCGTGCCTGCTCTGAAATAACGGGACTGACAGAGTTTTCGATACAAATAATGCGGTCCACTGCTCGCTTGGCCCAAAACTCGGGCGGGTGACCTCCGTCCTTACTTACGGAAACCTCAACCGGAAACACCGTTGTCTGTAGTTCTTGTGTAAACATCAGTTAGCCTTTACTCTGATAAGACCGTCACGGTAAGCGTCTATGTCTTCTCTGCCTTCACCATAGTTTTTAAGGCGCGATAATGCCTCAACAAACCGTTGATTATAAATGCCCAAAAGATCTGACTCACCTTTCATAAAAGCATACGCTTCAACTAAAGAGCCATACAACAATGCTTCTTGGCCGTAGTTGCTAATCCAGGTTCCGCTGGTTTCAACCGTCAAACTGTTTGGACGATAATAATAGTGAAGCTCAACCTCATAGGTATTGTTTGGGACAGGGGCTAAAATAAAGGTATTAACATCAAAAGGTGCATAATACTTTGGGACGCCTGTAATTCCAGTAGGGTTGTATTCCTGAAGATACTCAACATCCTTCTGAAGTAAAAAGTTTATTGACCCATTTGCCGTCACTGCCAAACTAAAAGAAGACAAGTAGTCAGAAGGAACTGGTAAATACTTATTCCCTACAGTTAGGTTATTTGTCTGGTTTCTGCGAAAAACAGTAAGATCAACAGCAAAAAGTATACGTTCTTCAGCATTTTTAATAAACGTATTGATATTGTTGTTAAAAGTGGTTTCATCGTACTGTGTCCAGTCCTTAATGGCTTGAACCAGCGTAGCGTATGTCCAAGCCATTAGGTAATCTCCACAGTAACGACACCAACCTGAGTGATCCCCTGAAGCAGAGAGTTGCTTAAAAATGGAAACTGTCCATCCTGAACAGGCACATCCATCGGCTCGCCCGGAGACAGGCGAGGTTCATATAAAGCTTGTGGCTCTGTTGGCGGGTAAATCGGACTTAATTGCGGATGCTTGACTTCCCAGCATTCCGGACAAGTTTTTAAACCGTTCCATTCCTTACGAAGTTGCAAATAGTCATACTGAAACCCGCATCGGTCACAGATGGCAATAGAGTAAGTACCGCTGGCAAAACGTGTCACATGAGCACACGGTAAGAACTTCTTCCCGGCGTTATATTTAAGGAAGCCCTGTCCCTATCCTCAGTCGAAGCCCTAATAAACTCTTCGTCATAAACGGCCTTAAGCAACCCAACTCGATCAGGAGCTTTTTTAATTGCTAGATAATACGCCAGCCCTGCTGCAAGGCAGGGGTAGAAACGAAACGGCATGTCCATTGTATTGACGCCTGCCACGGCGTCATCCATACGCGTCAGTTTTGTCACAACAACGCTGTAGTTGGTGTCAGGAGTAGGCCAGACATACAGAACAGGAATAACCTGACGATCAACATAGTACTGAGTCGGCTGACCGGTTGTCAGTTTGTTGGGAATATTGTTGTAGTATTCCCGGCTAACACGGTCCATTGTCAGGTCTGATTGTGACGAAGTTCCCTGACCAGTAGGCATACGGCAAATTGATTGAATAACATCAATATCGGAAGCCGCAAGATTGTACGTTGGCGTTCCAGAAATCATCGTGATTGTCTGGTTCTCAATTGTCCATTGCAGAAGTCCACGGTTTGCCCAATCGGCCAAGACAAGATTAAGACTACGACGAGCTGTCCGCTGATCGTAGCCTGTTCTTACTTCAATACCGCAACGCTCATACGCCTCTTCGATGTACTCAGCGACGTCAAGCTCAAAAGACTTGGTTCCAGAAACGGCCATTGTTAACTGCCCCTAAGATCCTTCTTTGCCATCCCCTTTTTCATCATCTACTCTTTGTACAAGTTGTTAAACGTCACCTCGGGATCCATATACGAATCATCTTGCTCCGCACAATGAACCCATTGACCGGGTCGAAAATCGGGTGCTCCCTCACCTGTGACCCAATATGCTGGGCTAGTAACTCGCACTCGATTGTTTGGTAAGGCCACTATATTTCCTGTCCATTTTCCAGCATTGGTCAGCATAAGCACATGGCTTTGTTTATGTTGGGATGGGTCTTCTGATACATCACTTTCAGCATAATCCACCGTAAATAAGTACCGACCAGTATGGAACTCATTGTTGATCTTGCACAACCAAGGAGAGGGTTGCGCCCTGTCAATCCTAACAATCCCGTGATTGTATGAGCTACAGTCCCAAGGCTGCGCCAGATGAGTCTCCATGCGCTCGGGCCATTCCTGAAGAGGGATGTCACCCACAAGAGCTGTGATTGGCATACGTGCCCACATTGCCCCGCCATGAGGATTTGGCCGACCTTCTGCTTCGCATCCAGAAAAAATAACTTGGAACCCAAGACACCGATCAGGAATGGTCGTAACAGCGACTGCCAGTCCATGAAGGTACTCTCCGTGATAGTTTTGGTGTCCATTTGTAAACTCTTTTCGTATCCAGCATTTAAAGTACGGAATATTGCTGGTTAAATACATTAAACAAGTCTTCCTTTGGCTTTACCCTTTACTGTACCCATTTTAGCTTTTACGCCACCACCCATAGCCATTTTAGCTTTTACGCCACCACCCATAGCCATTTTAGCCCTGCCGCCCATCATGTCTTTCTTTGCCATACCGCCCATCATCATTTTAGCAGTTCTCTTTTTAGCCGCGTCGTAACTCTTCATGTCAGCGTCCTTCATCATCTTGCCACTAGGCATCTTGTGCATACCTGACTTTTTCATCTTTGAACTCCTTTTTGAAAAAAGACCGTTTACAATTTCACCAGGCATCTCAGTACATCTTTCCTTTGCCGTGCCCACGAAGAGCTACGCCACAACCTCGTGGCTTAGATTTTTTAGAGCTGACCATGCCACCCGCTGCTCTCCGTTGTATATTTTGCATAGGCGGATTGCCAGCCTCCTTATTTGCTTTTGCAGCATCTCTGACCTTTTGTGCAATATCTGTTCTTGGATCTTTTTTAGTCGATTCGGCGGGGAGCCTCGCCGGAGGAGTTTGACTATAAAAACGTGATCCCGGAAGGGCCGACTCGGGATAATATTGTCCTCGCCTTATAGCACCGCTCTCAATGGCTTTATCAATTGCTTTCTGTGCCCTTGATGCAGCGGCGCCCGCACGTTGTTGCTCTGTTTTTGGCGCATCCGGAGCGACTTGCAAAACAGGTGTTTTCGGACGCGGCACAGGCATGGGCGGAGTCTTTTTGGGCGACGCCGGGGGAGGGTCTTCATCGGCGTAATCTGTTGTGAATTCGTCACCATTAAATATGAATCTGCCCCCAGGGCCTTGTTTTGCACGTTCCTCTGCAAACTTTTGTTCAAACGGGGATAAACGTTTCTTTGCCATATCACTTACTCCTTTTCTTCAACATGCGGGCCTCAGAAAAAGCAATAGCAACAGCTTGCTTACGACTTTTAACCACAGGACCCTTTTTACTTCCGGAGTGAAGCTTTCCGGCTTTAAACTCCTTCATGACCTTCTCAACCTTACTAGGCATCTTCTTACTGACCGTGCCGCCTTTTTTGTAGACGCCACGACCCTTAAGAATATCTGCCTTGGTTACTCGACCGTCGCCGGTAAGATCTGGAAACTTGGACACTTTAGCCTCATCTAAATCTTGCAGTTTTTTGGGCGATGCCCTTGGGCTGCTTTACAAACTGTTTTCCCTTGGCTTTGCCTTCACGCTTGGCCTTGGTGGTTGCTGCATATTCCGCAGAAGATAAAGACCTAATCGCTGCCTCAGGCAAATAACGCTCCCCCGTCTT